CTAAACAAGCGCCTTTTTGTCTTTTTGGAGTAGGTAATGTAATCCAGCCTCTAAGTCGTTGATACGTCTAAACAAGTCGCCTGGTGCCTTAAAGTCTGAACTAATCAATAGTTTAGCATACCATAGTTCTAGAACATCCTCTGGACGTATATTTATGTTTGGGTAATTGTGTCGGTTGTCTACTGCATCTGATTTGCCAATTATAAAGCCATACTTATCAATCCTGTTTAAAAGCCGTTTAATGACTATTCCATCGTGTTTTGTGACTACGATATGCACACGGTCTTCTCTAATTTCAGATAAGCTTTCTACCCATTGCGCAATAACAATATCATGAGGCTTTAATGTCGGTGACATGCTTACTCCTTCAATTTCAAAGGCCCTGAATGTAGCGTTGTTAAGCCCAGGCATGCTATACGAAGGAAGCTTCTCGATGTATTCTGGATCAGCATAACCGCTTAAATACCCAGCCCTCGCCCGTACACCTACCAAAGACACTGAGTTTTTATTTGAGTTGTCAACTGTAACAACATGAGGCATTCCCAAGTTGTATCCTGTTGAGTCATTCCGGGTAATATCTTGAGTTGGGGGGGCACTTGGGGGGGCATTTGGGGGGGCATCGGATAGTGCATTTTTACGTGGGTTATATGTCTTATTACCCCCGCTTTCAGCAACAATCGCAGCTGAAGCATGGGGGGTATTTGCATGCTTTTCGTCTACCATGTCCCCTTCCCCGGTCAACAACCATTCAACATTAGGTCTAAATTGTATTACAGTTTTCTGGATCACGTTAAGTCCCGCATTTGTCCTTCCTTTACTGATTTCTGTAAACATTGATGAACTTATGCCAATTTTCTTGGCAAAATCGTTCCCATTTGCTACTATTTCGTTCTCAAGAAGGTAATTGTAATACTCTAATAGTCTTTTGGTTATATCATTCATTACATAATTCTGTAATTATTCTTGCTTTTAAATACAGAACTCTGTATTATTGTGTTCGCAAAAGAACACCATGCAAAGCAAAAATAAAAATAATAAAACGAGAAATACCAAAAATAAAAAGGAGGTCGCAAATACTGCTACTTCACTGTCTGCTAAGCTGACTGCGGAAATCGTTGGTTGTTCAGAAAGTACGGTAAAAAAGATTCGTACTGAAAAGAGAACGGATCAATCTGTAATAGGTATGAAGGTTAAGCTTGTAGATGAGTTCTACGAAGAGGGCACCTCTTTATTAATCAAAGAAATCAAACGCATAGTCACTCTTTAAGTATGGAACTATACAACGATCAGCTGTGTTTTACGTATGAGGAGCTGGTGCCTAAGGTTATTAGTGTCGAAAATTATAAAAGCTATAAGAAACGCGACAAGATAACTGTGTTGGTGCCTGGTGGAAATGGTCGTTCTGCCCTAATCGCTTTTGAGAGCTTACCTGCTAAAGTCAGAGAGGCCGCAATTAAGCAGTATGGCAATCCTTATGAGTATTTAGCAAAGGAGCCTATTGCAGAGCAGGTGCGTTTAAATTGGGACTATGAAGCAGAGACGTTTTACAACGAGTATGTATTACCTGATGGATCAGCTCTGCCAAATGTAGAATATGACGCAAAAGGCAAACCAGCTATTAACTATGTAAAACGGTATACGGAAGCTGCAAGCTGGCTGAAGACAATCAACGTTTTTACAACTGATAAAAGGGCTTTAAAAAGGCATTTAAATATAACGGTTACTGAATTCTGGGACACCGTAACCGACCTGATTCAAGCCAAAGATGTGGCCCTCCCTACTAATCCAAGATCGCTCAAAAACAAGCTGAAACTATTCAATACAAGCGAGTGCAAATACACCAGTCTAATTGAAAAGTGGCGTTTTGGAAATGATCACACTAAAAAGGTTAAAGATGAAGCCGCTGAAGCGCTATTGCTTCAGATGATTGGGCATCATGATCAGTTTGATGCCACAGTGATTGCAGCTAAATACAATGTTTGGGCTGTTGAAAATGGTCGCTTGCCCATCTCTCCAGCTACGGTTAACTACAGAGCTAGACAACACTGGCAAATACTGACTCTTCAGCGTGAAGGTAAAGGGGCAAATTACACCAAGATCAGTAAGCAAATCCAAAGTGATCGCCCATCTGCACCCCTGTTGTTGGCTGTTTGTGATGATAACATCATTGACTTGTATTTCCGTAAAGAAACAACTATCAAGGGTAAAAAGGTGGTTAATGAGCAGTATCGTGTGGCTATGTATGTGGTTAAAGACTACTACAATGACTACATCCTTGGGTTTGCCATAGGTGAAACGGTTACAAAAGAATTGATCTATGCTGCTTTCCGAAATGCAATGCAGCACATCACCGAAATTACCGGTGGCAACTACCTTTTTCACCAGTTGCAATCTGATAAGTGGGCTATTGATCCTAAGCTTAAGAGCGAACTAGCTGTGTACTTCCAGTCACTTGCACATTTCACTCCTGGAACAACAAAAGCTTCGCAAACCAAGCGTATTGAGCAATCATTTGGAGCTATCTGGCACCAACAACTAAAAGAGCTGCCTTATAACAACTATGCAGGTCACAACGTGACTGCTAAAGAGCGCCAGAACCCGGATGCGATCCAGGCATTGAAAAAGAACTACCCTAGTGTTGATCATGCCTTAGAAATCTGTACTGAATTCGTGAATAACATGCGCAAAACGGTTAATTCGAAAACCGGAAAATGCCGTCAGGAAGAGTGGATTGAAGCTTTTAAAGCATCAGAAAAAAGCAAAAAAAGACAGATTTCTCAAGCGCAAAGAATTCAGCTATTTGGTATTACGCACCCTAAGACAGTTAAAATCAGCCAAAAAGGACTTGTTTTCGATCTACACAAGCAATCATACCGCTACGATATACCGGATGAACACTATCTGGACAATCTAGGTAAGACTGTAAAGGTCATGTATGAGCCGCACAACATGGAGCAGGTGCTGATTACCGATGATAGAGGTTTGCGTCTGGTGGTTTCCACAATGCAAGCAATGCCTTCAGCCCTTGCGGACTTCCAGGCTGGAGATCGGGAACGATTAAATAACCTGTTGGAGGCTAAAACCAAAATGATGCTCGGAATTCAGGAGAAATTGAATGACCGTCTAGACATTTTATCACGAAACCGGATTGATGCAGAGAGCATACTTAAAGTAGGTGTATCTGCTCCAAAAGAGCTTTCACAAGCAGCTAACAACCTTTACATCGGCAGTTTCGATGAAGATCAGGAGTACGACTTTTCAAAATTAATGTAAAACAAAAAAAGGGATCAGCTCTGAACCTGACCCCTAACGATTAACCATATATGACAAACAACATGGAAAACAGCACAAAACAACAAATTGTAGAGCAACTAACGAAATATGTTGCAAAAATCGGAAGCGCGAACAAAGCATCTAAAGCTTTGGGTGTATCTGGAGCAACCGTAAGTAATATGATCAATGGCAAGTGGGAAAGCATCAGTGATGATATTTTCAGGAGCGTTGAAAAGCAGACCAAAGAGGATAAAACCGGATGGGTAACTGTAGCAACCAAG